AAGTTGGTCGTACAGAAAGAAACAGAGCTAGTGTTTTTCGTAAGCTGGTCCAGAAAGAAATTACTAAGCATGAGAAAAGAGACAATGAGTGGCAATTAGATATTGGTCGAGAATATGTATTTCAGGCAATTGCTTGTCTCAAGGATATATTTTGTCTCAAGTTTTTTATGAAAAATGGCAAAAAGAATTATCAGGTTATTTACACAGAATATGCGAAAAAGCAGTTAGACATTATTAGTCTAGAAAAAGCACTCCACAGACCTCAGTTCTACCCTATGCTGGTTCCACCGAGAAATTGGGAATCTGTTACTGGTGGATGTTATTTAACAAAAGCAGTTTCTAAAAATGTGAACCTTGTGACGAAAGAAACTCAAGGTCAAAGAAACTTACTGAAAAATAATCTTCTATCTTCAAAATTAAAACCATACCTAACTGGTGTCGATATTTTAGGTAAAACTCCATTAGCAATTAATTCCAGAATGATTGAGGTAATTAAGTTTGCCTATGAAAATAATCATGCTCTAAAAATTAAAAAATTTATTGTTGATGAAAAAGTAGAAATTCCTGAAAAGATTAAAGGTGATAGAGAGAACTTTTTTAACAGATTAAAAGCACTGGACCTAAAACACTCAATTGAGAGCCAGAGGTCACAGTATCATCAGGATATTCACACTGCTAAAACGTATTCAGGTAAAGTATTTTATTTACCTCACAGAGCTGATTTCCGAGGTAGGGTTTATCCTATTTCCCCTTTTAGCCATCATCGTGGTGACCACATTCGTTCCCTCATTTGGTCGGCTGTAGGTAAGCCTCTCGGAAATCAAGGTCTTTACTGGCTAAAGTATGCTGTAGCTACAAGTGGAGACTTTGATAATTGCACAAAAAAATTACCAGACGATAGAGTTAAATGGACTATGGACAATCTGGAATTTATTTTTGATTGTGCTGAACTTTGGAGAACTAAACTAGATTGGTCTAAAGCAGATAAGCCATTTACGTTTTTAAATTACTGCATGGAACTTACTCTAGCTTTAATGTCCGATAATCCAGAAAAGTATCACTCAAAAGTTTTTATGAACTTTGATGGCTCATGTTCTGGTCAGCAACATTTCTCAGCCTCACTAAGATCAGAGGAAGGTCTACTTGTAAATCTAGGTCCAGCAAATAAAGTTGGTGATCTGTATAGTGCTGTAGTTGAACAATCAAATGAGTATCTAAGTCGAGCTTGGTCTCAAAAAGCACAATTTTACCAGCAATGGGAGAAACCCATTTTAAAGCTCATAGAGGCTGGTTATCTCACTCGTAGCATAGTTAAACGAAATACCATGACTTTCGGCTACAGTAGCAAAAAATTCGGCTTTAAAGAGCAAATTCTGGAAGATTTAATGAGACCTCTCGAAACTCAGGTTAGAATGGGTCTAATTGAGGAAAATCCATATGCAATTGGTGATGATGGTGGCTTTGCAGTTGCTGGTCTAATTGCTGAACTAAATTGGAAATCAGTTAACAAGGTGGTCCAAGATACATCTGATGCCATGACATGGCTCACACAAGTAGCTGGAGCACTTGCTCATGAAGGTAAACCTTTAATTTTTAATACACCTTTAGGCTTTCCAGTGGTCCATGCATACTACCAATGGCAAACACACAGAGTACGAGGTATTTTTGGTGGAGCTGAGGTTCCAGTCATGAATTTAAATACTGGTAATTACTCAAACATCACTCAATTGAGCATGTTGGCTAAACTTAGACCTACAGAGATTATTCTGAAAGACAAAGCTAAGAGTTCAGTTGCTCCAAATGTAATACACAGTATGGATGCAACTCATTTAATCATGGTCACCAAAAAAGGTGCTCAAGCTGGCATACGAGACCAGCTACACATTCATGACAGTTTTGGATGCTTGATGGCTGATGCAACTCAGTTTCAAGATGTAATCAGGTCCAGCTTTGTAGAACTGTATGAAAAATACGATATTTACGATGAACTTTTGTCCATCGCACAGAACAAAATCAGTTCGAGAAATAGACACCGACTCCCTTCTGATATTCCAGCCAAAGGCTCATTGAATATTAGAGGTGTGCTGAAATCGAAATTCGCATTTAGTTAAAGGAAAAATTTATGGATACGAAACCAAAATCGAAACCACAAAAAATGAAATTAGAAAATGTAAATGTTATATTTAATGACCTCAGAGGTGAACAATTTAATGAGGCAAGAAAAGCAATTAAATTTTCTCTTCAGCCAGCTGACTCCAAATCAGTAGATAAGGTTGTCGATAAGATTAACAAAGAAGAGTTTGGTGGTACTGGACACAATGCAGTCATGAAAACTCTAGAAGATGGCACAATTATGTACAAAGCTATGACCTATGATGTCGAAAAAGTTTGCTTTGTGGATGGTTCAGCTAAACGCATCAAATCAGATATTAACTTTGGTTCTGGTGCAAATTTAAACTTAATAATCAAAATTAAATCATACGACTCTAGAGGTCAAAAAGGTATTAAAGCCTACCTAGAGGGAATCCAAATCCTCAGTAGAGGTGGCAACGTAGTTAGCGAAGATGATTTTGAAAAAGTCGAAGGAGCTTACGTTGCATCCGAAACTACACAAACAAACACTGAAACTCAGGTCGAATTTTGAGAAACGTGTTATCGATGAGCTGGATTGTGATTTCAAATATGAAGAATACAAAATTGATTTCATAGTTCCAGCTCGTCAATCTTTTTACGTACCAGATTTGATACTGCCCAATAATGTCATAGTTGAAATTAAAGGGTTATGGACAGTTCAAGATCGTCACAAGCACTTGCTACTGCAAGAGCAATATGAGGACTTGGATGTACATTTTTTGTTTCAAAATCAAAAGACGAAAATTCATAAGAAATCGCAGACTACTTACCAAGCCTACTGCGAAAAGTTCGGATTCACTTACTCGGAAAAGAAGATACCAGCTGAATGGCTTGAGAAACCGAAACGACTATTACCGAACTATGTCGTTGCTCGAAATTCACATGCAAGAAAAGGAAGAAAATGAAAAAAGTAAATCCAAGGCAATGGCAAGCAATGTTAGCTCTGAAACTGGGGATGAAGAAGGAGATATGGGTACCGATGAAACTCCTGAACAGCTTTCTGAATAAACCAGTTTTTCAATCCACTTTAGATACTCTTCATTTCAGTTTTGGCTTTGTTGAAAAGACACAATTGGGAATGGAAAGCACTGGTGCTTGGGGTCCACAAATTAGACAAATGAACCACTACCGACTGACTAAGGAAGGTAATGAATATTTGGTAGGAAAATTGAAAGGAAATGAAAATGAGTGAGAGAGAAGTAAAACAACTCCATGAAATTATAAAAAAGTCAAAGTTAACTCCGAGAGCCATAAGAGTTTTAAATTATATGACAAAGTATGGCTCAATCAGTCCACTAAAAGCACTCCATGAACTTGGAGATTTTAGGCTAAGTGCAACTATTTTTGAACTTAGACAGCACTACGAAATCGATATGAAATTGAAAAAGAGCTTTAATGGGAAAAGATATGGAGAATACACTTTCAAGAGACCAGTCAAACCTACTCAGGAAAACCAGCTGTCTCTCATGCTCCAGTAGTGATGCCAGAGCAATTTATGACGATGGGCACAGCTATTGTTTCAGCTGTCAAACTTATTTTCAAGATGATGAAAAGGAACTACCGACAATGACAAAAAAAGTTCCAGTGGACCTTATTAAAGATGGTCAAATAACTGCATTGAAAAACAGAAAAATCTATCAGGAAACTTGTGAGAGATACCATTATCAAACTGGTATTGATGCCCAAGGTGTCGGCTGTCACATTGCCAACTATTTTGATAAAGATGGCATTAGAGTTGCTCAGAAAATCAGATACGCAGATAAGCGATTTACATGCCTTGGAATTGCCAAGGATATGCCTCTTTATGGGTTGCATACAGTTAACAATACGAGAGACAAGATAGCCATTACTGAGGGCGAAATTGATTGTCTTTCACTTAGTCAATGTCTAGGTGGCAAACACAATGTTGTAAGTCTACCTAATGGCATATCGAATGTCGGAAAGGTCATGAAAAATCATTATGAATTTCTTGATCAGTTCGATGAGATTGTGCTCTTTTTCGACTCGGATGAGCATGGTCAATCTGCTATTGCTGACGCAGTACAATTCCTCCCATCAAATAAAGTACGTATTGCATCACTTAGCAGAAAAGATGCCTCTGAATGTCTTACATCTGGAGACAGTCAGGAGCTGGTTGATGCTTTTTATAAAGCAAAAGCCTATAGACCCTCAGGGATAACAGATTTTTCCAGTTTGCTACCTAATCTGCTGGAGAAATCTCAGTCTGGAATAAAAACTCCATTCTCAACTCTCGACAAGATGATTGGTGGGTTACGACCCTCTTCTCTGACAGTCATCAGTGCTGGCTCTGGTGTAGGCAAAAGCACTTTTTGTCGAGAAATTGCCTATGACCTTGGTTTCGGCTCCAATGCCAAGGTCGGCTTAATGATGCTTGAGGAATCGGTGACAACGACTGCTCGGTCACTGATTTCAATTCATCTTGAGAAAAATGTTGTGATTAATTCAGACATCCCTGAGGACTTAATTAGACAAGCTCATTCAGCTTTAGCTCAAACAAATAATTTTGTTTTATTTGATAGTTTTGGGTCAATGGAAATCAATGACCTTTTAAGTCGAATACGATTTATGGTCACTGGACTTGAGTGCCAAGTTGTAGTTCTGGACCATATTACAATTGCCAGTTCTGGCATGCTGGACCGAATAGGTGATGAAAGAAAAATGATAGATGCCACAATGACCAAACTTAGGTCCATTGTTCAGGAGCTAGGCTTTCATCTAATCGTTGTAACTCACTTGAGGAGACCTCAAGGTGAAAAAGGTTACGAAGATGGTCTTAGGGTGTCATTGCAGAGCTTGAGAGGCTCACACAGCCTCGTACAGCTGGCTGACAATGTAGTCAGTCTAAATGTAGTTGGAAACGATAAAAATTTTAGAAACTTAGAGGTCCTGAAAAATCGTTGGTCAGGGATAACTGGTTTTGCTGGTTATCTGAAATACGACAAAGATTCAGGAAGATTATGGGAAACAGACGAAGAGCCAGAAGGAGAAAATGTATGGACCCAAGATACCAAGGAAGAAAGTATGTCATTGACATCGAAACCAATGGACTTTTAGATACTGTTTCCAAAATTCATACAATTGTTTTAAGAGAAATTGCATCCGATAGTGTTATCAGGTGCAATACAAGTATGCCCAGTCAAGCATGGACTGACATGATATTGACCATGTCAAATGCTGACGAACTAATTGGGCATAATCTAGTAGCTTTCGATTTGCCTTGTTTAGAAAAGCTATTAGATTTTAGACCATCAGACACATGTACAATAACTGACACCATGTTGATGTCTAGAGTGGTCTACCCTGACATCTACAATCAGTACGATGTTAAGTCTGAGGTTATGAGACAACATCCACGTAATTGTGGTTCTCATAGCCTCAAGGCTTGGGGTCTCAGACTAAGAGAACATAAAGGTGACTATGATGGTGGCTGGGAAGAATGGTCAGTCGAAATGGAAAAATACTGCGTTCAGGACACCAATGTTACTAGACTGCTATACATGAGCTTAAAGCCAGAGCTTAGAGAAAATGGCTGGGATTGTTACCAGATGATTTTAGAGCTGGCTCAGGTGACTTTTAAAATGGAGCAAGAAGGATATCCATTTGATATTGAAAAAGCCACAAAATTGGTTGCTGAACTTAGAGGAAAAAACACAGTTTATATTGAAAAGTTAAAAGACTTTTTTGGTAGCTGGTATGAGAACAAAGGTGAGTTTATTCCTAAGAAAGATAACAAAAGATTAGGATACTCTGAAGGTGCTCCACTTACTAAAATTGCACTAACTGAATTTAATCCATCCAGTCGGCATCACATTGCTAGATGCCTGAAGAATAAATATGACTGGAGACCTCATCAGTTTACTCCAAGTGGACTTGCAGAAATAAATGAAAAAATTTTAAAAAAACTACCTTTTCCAGAGGCACAAGATTTAGCTGAATGTTTCTTACTGGAGAAAAGGTTAGGTCAACTGGCTGATGGAAATAATGGCTGGTTACGAATACAGAAAAATGGAAAAATTCATGGGCACATATCATTGCACTCAACTGCAACTGGTAGGTCCAGCCATAGAAATCCAAACCTCGGTCAAGTGACTGGAGTTGGAGCTAAATATGGCAAAGAAATGAGAGAACTATTTCACTCTAATGGGTGGACTCAAATCGGCTGTGATTTGTCAGGAATTGAACTTAGAATGTTAGGTCATTTCTTGGGAAATTACGATAGTGGCGATTATGGTCGAGAGGTTGTTGAAGGTGATATTCACACTAGAACTCAGACAGCCACTGGATTACCTGATAGGGCATCAGCAAAAAGATTTACTTATTGTGTTCTTTATGGTGGTGGTCCAGCCAAAATAGGTGAAATTGTAAATGGTGGTGCTAAGGAAGGAGCTAAGTTAAAAAAAAAGTTCTTTTCAGCAATACCAGCATTTAAGAAACTAACTGATGATCTATCCAGAGTAATCAAAAAACAAGGTTACATAACTGGAATTTTAGGTCATCGAATACCGATAAGGTCCGAGCACTCTGGATTAAACTTTTTGCTACAAGGCAGTGCTGGAACATTATCAAACATCTGGCTCCTGAACTCATATAAAGAATTAATACAAATGGGTTTTGAGCATGGATGGTCTAAAGATTTTGTACTGCTAATGCATGTACATGATGAAATCCAACTAGCAGTACGAGATAAAAAGAAAGCAGATCAAATAGGTCAAGTGCTGTGTAAAGTTGCACAAAATACGGGAATCCAATTGAAACTTAGAGTACCGATTAATGCCGAGTACAAATTAGGGGGAAATTGGGCTGAGTGCCATTGAAAATTAATGATGAAATTGCTCATATTCCATGCCCAACTTGTGATGCAAAAGGTAAAGTCTATTTGCAAGTTGAACTTGGAGATGAGCCACTAATAGCTAATCGCTGGGTCACATGTCCAGATTGTAGAGGCTATAAAACACTTACAATCGAAGAGTTCGAGAAAGTAGAGTATTTACATTGACAGATTTCACAACTTGGCTGTCTCCAGAATGTCTCTGGCTGGCAGTCTTTATCTATTTCTTAGGTGTACTTTTTGTATGGGAAATAGTCGAAGTCGAAGAGCCTGACACTGAATGGAGAGTAGCCTTATTTTGGGGTTATTGTGCCATCATGCTGATCTATCTCCGATTGATAGGAAAACATCCACCAAAAAAATAAAGGAGACCTAAATGGGTTTTGTTTTAAGCAAACGATCTCTAAGAAATTTAGAGGGAGTTCATGAAGATTTATGCAAACTAATTAAACTGAGCATAACAGATTCACCTCATGATTTCATAATTATTGAGGGTCTAAGATCGAAAGAAAGACAACGTAAACTTGTAGCTGATGGTGCATCAACTACAGAACGATCTAGACACATTACTGGGCATGCAATTGATTTTGTAGCTTGGGTTGATCACGATGGTGATGGCAAAAAGGAAATCAGCTGGCACTGGGGTTATTACAAGAAAATAGCTAACCATATGAAAGCCATTGCCGAGGCTAATGACATTGACGTTGATTGTGGTGCTGACTGGAAAAAATTTCCAGATGGACCTCACGTACAGCTGACTAGATTTACGTATCCAGCACCTGATGGTCAATAAAAGTAACGCAAATGTTGCGACTAAGATGGCTGTAGATGCAGAACTGTTAGAAAAAGATATCGTACAGCCATCCCACTACTCTAGATACGTCATAGAGCCTTTAGATTTCATAATGGAAAATCAACTGCCTTTTTGGGTTGGTAGCATTGTCAAATATGCATGCCGAGCTGGGTACAAATTAAACCATCCAGATGAAAATCGGCTAGAGGCTGAGGTCAGAGATTTAGCGAAAATTATTAGATACTGCGAGGTCCGAATGAGCTGGCTTAATCAGAGGTTAAAAAGATGAAAAATTTGTATCTGGTGGATGCTGATATTCCAGTATTCAAAGCCAGTGTAATTGCCCAGCAAGTCAATCCTTTTACTAATGAGGTTGACGATGCAAATATAGATTTAGCAATAGATTCTATTAAGGAACAACTTGAGCCTTATTTGAAATTAGGGAATGTTATTCTCTGTTTCAGCGAAGGTAAAAGTTTCAGGTATTCAATCCTGGATTCTTATAAGCATAATCGAAAAAATACAGAAAAGCCGATATTGCTTAATGAGGTCCGAAAATACTGCGAAGATAACTATAAAAGTTTAAAATACGAAGGTCTAGAAGGTGACGATGTTTGTGGCATCTTTGCGACCAAACCTGAGGTCCAGAAAGCATATGACATTACAGTTGTGTCAGATGATAAGGACCTTAAAACTGTGCCTTGTAAACTGATTAGACTGGATAACCCAGTAGAGGAAATTACACCTCAGCAAGCACATTACAATCATATGTATCAAACCTTGGTAGGTGACCCTACAGATGGCTATGGTGGCTGTCCTCAATGGGGAGACAAGAAGGTCACAAAGTTACTAACTCAGCCTCTCCGAAAAGATGAGACACTCTGGGGTCGTGTTTGTGACACTTATTACTCAAAAGGTCTGACAAAAAACGATGCCTTAATTCAGGCAAGATTAGCAAAAATATTAACATGGTCCTTTTGGGATTCGAGCAACAAAAAACCAATAATGTGGGAGTACAATTTAGATGGACACTTATCAGAACTTTATAGCAATTAGTCGATATGCAAGGTGGTTACCTGAGAAGAAAAGAAGAGAAACTTGGAGTGAAACTGTCGAGAGGTATTTAGCCAATGTAGTCGATACCAGCTTAATGGAGTGTTTTAAGGATTATAGAGACCTAAGAAGTACCCTGAAAGTGGCTATTGAAGAACTGGATGTATTACCATCAATGAGAGCCTTAATGACAGCTGGTCCAGCTATGGATAGAGATAATACATGTGCTTACAATTGTAGCTATGTAGCTGTCGATGACCCTAGAGCTTTCGATGAGGCAATGTTTATTTTGTTGTGTGGAACTGGTGTAGGATTTTCAGTAGAGAGACAGTACATTGATAAGTTACCAATAGTTCCTGAAAAGTTAAATTTTAGCAATGACACTATGGTCATCCAAGATAGTAAGGAAGGTTGGGCAGATGCTATTAGAACTCTTTTTTCTATGGTTTTCGATACTGGCACAATACCACAATATGATTTCAGATTTATACGACCAGCTGGCTCTAGACTTAACATTTTTGGGGGAAGAGCATCAGGTCCTGAACCTCTCATTGATTGTATAACTTTTATTACTAAAACACTTGAAAAAGCAAAAGGTCGTAAGCTCAATTCTATAGAGTGTCATGACATCATGTGCATGATAGGAAAATCTGTAGTTTCAGGTGGTGTAAGAAGATCAGCTATGATTTCACTAAGCAACTTTTCTGATCAACGTATGAGACATGCTAAAGATGGTGAGTTTTGGAAACATAATGACCATCGATCATTATCTAACAATTCGGTAGCTTACACAGAAAAACCTGACAGTGTAAACTTTATGAGAGAATGGCTTTCGTTAGCTGAAAGTGGAACTGGTGAAAGAGGTATAGTTAATCGTGAGGCACTAAAAAAACGTGCATCATTAATTGGTCGAAAAGCTCATGACTTTGGTGTTAACCCTTGTGCTGAAATAGCATTACAATCTAAGCAATTTTGTAACTTAACTGAGGTGGTTGTCAGGGAACATGACAATCTAGAAACATTAAAGTACAAAGTTCGTTTAGCAACGATTTTGGGCACCATACAAGCTACTAAAACGTACTTTCCATACCTCAGAAATGAGTGGACCGATAACACTCGTAGTGAGGCTTTGTTGGGTGTCTCATTGACTGGTATTATGGATAACGAAATGATGTCAGGCATGTCTAAGAAATATAACTTGAGACAAGTTCTTCAGGAGCTAAGACAAGAGGCTAGAAAAACTAACCAAGAATATGCCAAAAGGCTGAATATTAATGAAAGCAAAGCTATTACAACTGTAAAGCCATCAGGAACTGTAAGTCAGCTGGTCGACTCAGCCTCAGGTATTCATCCAAGATATGCTAGGCACTATATTCGTACTGTACGAGGTTCTAATGATGACCCAGTGACCAAACTGTTAAAAGATCAGGGTATTAAGCATGAACCTGATGCAATGGCTCCTGATAGAAATACAGTCTTTAGCTTTCCTAAAAAATCTCCAGAAGATTCTACAATTACCAGAAATTTATCTGCTATCCAGCATTTAGAAATTTGGAAAACTTATGCTCGTTACTGGACTGAGCATCAACCCAGCATCACAGTCAATGTGAGACCTGATGAATGGATAGAGGTTGGAGCTTGGGTCTATAATAACTTTAATATGGTCTCAGGCATCTCATTTTTGCCACTAGAAGATCATGTTTACCAGCAAGCACCTTATCAGGAAGTTGAGGCACTTACCTATCATGATCTATCTAGAATAACTCCAAATAAAATAGATTGGTCCAAGTTATCTGAATATGAAACTGAAGATCAAACAGCTGGCAGTCAGACATTAGCTTGTAGTGGTGACACTTGTGAACTGGTGGACCTGACATGATTATTACAAGAACATCTCCAATGACTGGTAAGGTCCACAATATGGATATTGATGTCTCAGAAGATCAATTAGAAAAGTGGAAATCTGGAGCATTAATCCAAATGGTAATGCCAAACCTCTCTCCGAGTGAAAGAGAGTTCATAATGACTGGGATTACCGATATTGAGTGGAAAGAACTCAACGATAACCAAATTTGACGCATTTTAAGCCTCACTGAGTGCCCATATCGACATGCTCTAGTATGATTGTCTACAAATGGTAACTATTGTGCTCTGTGAGGCTTATTCTGGCTCTAAGCAAAAAGGATAGAAAATGACCAAAAGTAGATTTAGCAAAAGATTAAACTGTCAAATTGGACAATATGAACGATGGAGAGGACCTAAGGTCCAAGTCTCATTAGCTGAGTTCAAGCCTCGTAATCCAATAGTTCGAGACAATTGGAATACCATGACAACTCAGCCTCATAGAAATAAAAAGAAAGACTGGAGACCTGATGGGGAAACGTAGTTCTGGATTTATTAGACGAGAACGAGACTATTATCCGACTCCGATTAAAGCTGTAGAACCATTAATCAGGCACATAGAAACATATCAGACCTATGCAGAACCAATGGCTGGCAATGGTGCACTAGTTAGAGCACTGGACCAGCTATCAGACCTCAAGTGTACTTGGATGAGTGACATAGACCCAAAGTCTGAGGATATCTATGAGGCTGATGCATTTAACCTGACACTATCCGATTATGGCATAGGAACTGACCTGATAATCACCAATCCAATGTGGGATAGAACAGAGCTACATCGAACTATAGAATACTTGAGTGCCATTAGACCAACTTGGTTACTCTTTGATGCAGACTGGATACATACATTGCAGTCTAGACCTTACCTGAAACACTTACAGAAGGTCCAGAGTGTTGGTCGTATTAAATGGATAGAAGATACTACAATGACTGGTAAGACTGATTGTTGCTGGTATTTATTTGAACACAAGGAAAAGAGAGAACATGACAGATTCAAAATGTATGGAAGGACCTAAAGTGTACACACTTGAACACTACAGATCACAGCCAGTTCCTAAGTGTTCTAGTTGTATGCAGAAGGAGATTGTTGTCACTGATTGTGGTGGATTATGCTCTGAATGTGCTGTCAAAGTGTTATTAAGAAACACAGTTGTAAGACGTTGAATCTAAGTGGTTATTCGACCTACCCTATCAAATGTGTACATTTATAGAAGAGAGAGGTCCTTGATGACCTCTAACTACTATTAAGACTACATGCAAAGACTAGGTACTGCATGTAGTCGTATTTTTTTTAAAAGACTTTTTTGCCCTGAGCTGAAAATGACCACAAAGCAATATGTCTAGAAATTTTCTTTGTCTTAATGTCTAAGCCACCTGATCTACAATCAGTTGTGCTACCCAATAAAATAAGGCTTATGTTGCTTGGGAGTAATCACTCCCATCGTTTGTCTACAAAAAAGAGCCTCTCCTAAAGATATCATAAGCATAAAAACACACTAAAACCTTTGTTGTTCAAAAATGTTGTTAAAGGGTTTGTTGTTGTTGTTGTTGTTCGACCTTTTTAATGAGGTCTCCATTTTAAAAAGGATTATATAATGGTTTGGAATTTAATTTTGCCAGCACTCGTAGGTGGTGCTATGTCTGCATTAAGTAGACCCAAGGCTCCTACTTACAATGCTCCACCACAAGAGCAAGCAATGATACCTTATATGCAAGAGGCACTCCCTCTTTACAAAGATGCTGTAACTGGAGCAATGCAACAAGGTCCATATAGTGGTGCTACATATGCTCCAATGTCTGGTCTACAGCAAGGCAATCTCAATAACTATTTAAGCTATCTTTCAGGACAAGCTGGAACAGCAAATAACATATCCAACATGGGTACAAATTTGGCTATCAATAATGCTGGTGCTTATCAGGGAGCTGTTAATCAGCTGGGTAACTTTAATTCAGGAATGACCAATGTAGGTCAGAATGTTGCTGATGCGTCAGCCTATGCTTTTAACCCAATGACATCTGGCATAATTCAAAATGCTATTAATGCATCCAATAAGGTTCTAGGTAGACAACAAGCTGGTCTAGATGTTTCAGCATCACCATCAGGAAATCTTAATAGTTCCAGAACTGGAGCACTTGAGGCTAATCTGATTTCTGATGCTCAGGACCGAGTAGCTAATCTAACAGCTGACGTTTATGGCAGTCAGTACGATAAAGGTCTCAGTACAGCCATGACAGCTAGAAACCAAGCTGAGGGAAGAAACCTTAGTGCACTAAATAATTATCTAGGTGCTACTGGTCAGGCTATGGGTACTGGTGTTGACCTCATGGGAACTGGATTGCAAATGGGCACTGGTCTAATGGATAAAGCCATTGGTGTTGGTCAAATGCAACAAGGTGAACGTCAGAATGTATTAGATGCTAGTATGGCAGATTATGAACGTAAACGTATGGACCCAGTCAACATGACTGGAGCTTATCTATCCAGCACTATGATGCAACCTAGAGGTACATTTAGTGCTCCACAGCCATCGATGTTCCAAAGATTTCTAGGTGGTGCCTCAGCTGGTCTAGGCTTTGGCAATCAGTTTCCAAATATGTTTGGCAACTTTGGTTTTGGTGGAAGGTCATATGGTGGTGCACCAGCTAGTTATTCAACTGGTTATGTAGGTCCAAATATGAGTTCACCTTACACAGACTATCGTGGTTATGGAGTTGGTTAAACATGGCAGAGAGAGTACTCAATATCTCTCCAGCTGAACGTGAGGCACTAATTAGAACTGTTCTTGCCGAGGCTGGTGGAGAAAATCCTATTGGTCAAATTGCAGTAGCTAATGTTATTCTTAATAGAGTTAAGTCTGACCGATACCCTAATACAATCCAAGGTGTTGTTAGTCAGGATAAACAATTCAGTTCCTATAAAAATGAGTTGTGGAACTCGGACCTCAATAGTCCTGATGCTCAAAAAATTGTCCAGAATGTTGACATGCTTTTGAGTGGCAACTGGCAAGGTGGTGACCCAACACAAGGTGGTACACATTTCTATAGTACCAAAATGATGAAAGATGCACCTTACTGGTGGGAAGGTGAATCCCAAAAAGGTTCGGTCCAGATAGGTGGTCACAAGTTTGCCAAGGGTGGACTGAAGAACAGTCAGGAGAAAGATGGCTGGAAATTTGATTTAAGCTCATTACTTGGTAGTCCAGCTGAGGCTAGTACAATCCAAACTGCATTAAATAATGACCCACAGAACAAAGCCTTTCCAAATAAATTTATGAACTCTGATAAGAGTATCTCAGCTACGATTATGGATATTCCTGAATGGCTTATTCAGTCTGGAATAATGCCACCAAACGCAAATCAGAATTATGCAAATTTTCGTCAGACAGCAAACATGCTGATGGAAGATGGAAACATGGTTCCAGTCGATAACGACAGAACACAGAATATGCCTGATGTCGATTACGAATTTGATGCTCTTACAATTAAAAATCCAAATAAGGGAAACACTATGGTTGATACAAATATTGATGGGGGGTCGGACACAGAGTCTGACAAGCCCTTTCGATTTACTGCTAGTCAGTCTAATCTTCTTGCTAATCTTAGTAGGGGTTTGCTTACGCAACCTGATATATCGAGTGCTCTGGCTAAGGCACAAGAGCTGACTCAGGACCAAACTTTTGGCAATACTCAATTTGCTCAAAAAGGTTTTTCAATGGGTCAGACTTATATAGACCCTATGGGTCAAACTTATGAGGCTGTGTTTGATAAAGCTAAAGGTATGATGATGTACAGAAATACATCAACTGGGCAAATGCAAGCAACGATACCACCAATGTCTAAGCCTTATTCCCAAAGTGGTGAGGCTAGTTTTGCAGTAACATCTGGTAAGAGCCTAGCTGAATTTCAAACAGCTATTTCTGGCATACCTAATCAAATGCAAAACATTAAAAGTTTAAGAAATCTTTTGGCAAGTAGTGGTGAACAATTTGTCGGCACAACTCTGGTGAATAGCATAAGAAGAAGTCTTGCTACTAACTTTGGTCTAGAATTTGGTGGTAGCCTTGATGATCTTACTGAGGCTAATCGATCTTTAAAAGACATGATGGTCGAAAGTGCTAAAAGACTTAGTGGTCAAGGTCAGATTACTGAGAACGAAAGAGAAATGCTTAAACAAGCTATTGCTAACATAGATACGATGACACCAGATTCATTAAGAAAAGTTTTAGATATGTTAGAAAAAGGTCTTGAAGGTCAAATGTCAAAATCTGAGGCTTGGTTAGCAAGTGGTCTACGACCAAATCAATGGTCCGATTGGTCACACAGATGGGATTTAAAAAAAGCACAAAGAGAATTTAAGAACGCATCTGATATCTTAGACGAGATTGATTAATCTTTTTATCGTTATCTATTTCATCTGTTTAGCAGTCCAGATCACAATGCTGGTCTATCTTTATAAGGAATAATTATGTTTCAAATACCATTGTCAGGCGAAGGAAACCAAAACTGGCTCCAGCCACATATGGCTCATGCTCAAAGTCAGAATTTTGATTCTGTCATGCAACCTGACTTTCAAAAAAAGATACAAGGCTATACTGAAGATGAGCTAACAAAAAAAATTGAAAAATTATATCAGACAGCTCCTGATGAAACCTTTATGCTCAAAGCTCTTGGTTATGAACTTTGGAAACGTGGTGGTCAGGATAGAAAACCTAGCTTTATAGATAGCTGGGAAAAGCAAATATCCGAATATCAGAGTGCAGATAAAAAAAAAGAAGAAGGTGGAAAAGAGTCTCCACTTAAAACAAATACCTCTTGGTACAATACTATTAAACAAGCAATGGATAATCCTACTGAGGGTTTAGCCAGCACGTTTAAGGCATTTGGCTGGGATGGTACATCTGAGTGGTTCTCGGACCTTATAGAGCAAGATGAGAATTATAAAAATGCTTTTGAAGGGTTTTTAAATGGTGATGGATTTAGAACTGGATTTGATGTTACCGAATTACCAAGAGCAACTTTAGAACAATCTGGTGATTTAGTTACCAGTATTTTGACCAGAACTGTAGGTCTAGGAGTTGGAGCTGGTATAGGTGCATTAATTGGTGGTCCAGCTGGTTTAGCAATGGGTGCAACTATAGGAGCTGTAAGTGCTCCAGCTGGTTTTGCATTTGTTAGACATTTAGGTCCAATTGTTTGGGAAAGAGCCAAAAACGATGGTCGGCAATTTCCAAATAGAGAAGATTGGGCATGGGCAATTGGAACATCAGCTGGTATCGGAGTCATGGAATCTATCGGTGTCAATTATGGTGTCGGTATTGCGAGCTTTATTAGAAAAATGTTTACCGAAGGACTTACTGAAGGTCTACAGTCCTTTACTGAGCAAGTAGGTACAACTTTACAAACTGACAAAGGTTTAAATGTAGAACTCAAGCAGATTCTAGCTGAGGCTACATTAGGTGCATCCTCAAGAGGTGCTGTCGATGCTACTGTTTCTACAGCAAAGAATGTAGCAACTTTAGGCAAATCAGGAGCTGATGCAAAGTCGGCTCAACAATTTCGTCAAGATCAGGACCACTTTAAATCACAAGTTCGTGTAGGTCAGCTTTTTGAAAATGAGGTAAATTCTTTAAAAAAAGCTCAAAAATTTGAAAAAGGTTTTGTAGGCGAAAATCGTGTTTTTAAGAATTTAAGACAAAAAGTAAAAGATCAATATTTAGCTACAATTCGTTCTTTAGTTGATAATGGTTCACTGGACCCAAAAGAAGGTGCTGAATTAAGAAAACTTACTGGCTTTGCATTTAATACTCAAAGAGCTGTAGGTGATCAAGAATTTGCTAATGCTATAAATGTTTTAGAAGGTACTAGTTTAAATGACGAGGCTAAAAATACTCTTATTAATTCATTAAGAGATTTAGACAACGTCAGTGAGGCAAGTGTCTCAAAAAGAAACAGAGGATTTTTTCAAGAAATTTTGACCTCTGGTGGTCGTATGATTGGAACTGGTGCTCCACTTACAGCAATAGGTCCAGCTGGTGCTTTAGCTAGTATTGGTGGCTATTCAGTTGGTGGAAAAATCGGTGGTTCTATTGGTGCTGGTATCGATAAATTAACTGGTCTACATACACCAGTCGTATTGAAAAGATATGCTAAAAAACGATCTTATTTAGAAAGCCAAGGTGTAGATTTTGGTAACACTTTAGGTGACCTTACAAAATTAGCTAATGAGGCTCACCAAGGTAAAAAATTTATCAATAAAGCCAAAATTCAACAAGTAATTGCTGAGGGTCGAGCCAGAGCTGAAAGAAGAGCTAAAAATAATGAAGGTCTCGGTGGTTACGATTTTAAAATATTTAACGAGGTAGGTCTTAAACCAGCTGAGGTCGATAAAGCATTAGAGATACTTTTAGCTAATGGCGAGGTTGAACAAAGTACAGTTGATAAGTTCTATGATGACCCTAACCTATTCATGGTTAATGATGAGGGCATTAGATCAAGAGAAGGATTAAATCTTTTAGATAAACTAAAAGGTCTAATGCAAGAAAATGGTCTAGCAGATTTCACTGATTTAGAAATCTCATACGAGCCAAATCAAGGTCCAGTACGAAAAGAAGGTGAAAGATCAATTGTTGGTGATGGTAAACCTAGATATCCAAGTGATAAATTTAATTTAGCTTTATCCAATATGGGTCCTCTAGAAACTGACCCTGATATTGGTCCAGCTCCCTCATTAGGTGGTGCTGAGGCTGGAGCTGGTTTAGGTGCACCACCACTTGGTGGCTATAAGGATTTACAGAATGAACCAGTGGGTTCTAAAGTCGAGCCAGTATCCAGAAAAGCCTTTTTCACTAATCATGCTGGATATTCAGCTGACCTTAAAGAAAGAGCTACTGAAATTAAGAATAAATTAGCTTATGAGGCATCAGCTAGAGGCAAACAAGAACGATATACAAATGCTGTTAACAACATCATGAGTGCTGAGGGTATTCGACCTGATGTTAAAAGCTATTTAGGTTCCACATTGTCTCCTATTGTCGATTTTCCTGACTATAAGTCTGCAAAGTCATTAGCTGACCTAATAGTTGGTAATTTAGATATGAATGAACGTGCTTTAGTATTGCCACATTTAAACCAAATATTGGCTGAAAAAAAAGGTGCTCCCAAAGGCACATTAGATAACCAGTTTGAAGGTATTAAGCCAAATGCAAACTGCGATTTATCAAAAATTTTAGGAAAAAAAGGTCCTAGATAAATTTAAGGAAATTACATGTCTCAAAGGTCTAAGACTTGTCCATTTGATATGGATGGTGCTCTCGAATATTTTGGTGATTTTACCAGAAAAGTCAAAATGCAGAATTTATATGAAACTGTACCTACCCTTAACGATGTAGATTTATCAGAATTAATAGATAAAAAAGCAGTTCCTATCATTGCAGACAAAACAGCTGGTGGTTTTACATTTAATGGAACTTTTGAAATTATAGCTGACCCAACTGAAGGGCAAGGTGGAACTACTTTTGCTTTATTTCAGCACAATGCTGATGAAGGTGTCTTATGGGCAAATCAAGGTAACGCAATAGCTGGTAAAAAATTTGCTAATGCTCCTGATTATGGAGTTATTGTGGTTATGGGTCAGGACAGCCACCAGTCTAATGCAACTGTGTCTCAGCATTATATGTCAGCTGTTATGAACGCATTAGAAACTGGAAAATTAGACAGTGCTAAACTCAAAGAACTTAGTCAGTTTGTTAGAGAAAATGCATACCAAGGTAAAGACAATCCATTTGAAGATTTACAGAATATGCCTGATATGGATTCTCCTGAATTTAAGCCTTGGTTACAAAATGAATTGGGTAGTTTTGAAGATACCAAAAGATTAATGGAATTACTCAGTAGATCAGAAATTAAAGACTTAGATGTTTTACCAAATTTAGATGCACTTTTAGAAAATACCAGAGATGTCCACCAAGATGGATTAGACTGGGGTTCTTCAGCCTTATTAGTCAAATTTGATAGAGAAGGTTCTGTAAATGCTGATGGCACTCCTAAGACTTTAGAGCAACATGGAGTTCCACCTCATAAATCTTATAAATATGGAATAAAAGGTGAAGTCATAGGTAAGTTTGGCAGACCCATACACTGGACCTCACTTTGGGGTGATTTTACCGAGTCATTTTTGTATGGGGGAAATCCAGAATACACAGTTGGTACTGGTAAAAACCAAAAAACTAGAGTGGGAGTTAGAAATGAACTTAAACCTATTTTCAAAAAAGATGAAAAAGGAAAACTTATCAGAGACAGTGAAGGAAACAAAATTGAAACTGGTGAGTTCATTAATAAAGGGGGTAACCTTACCGATCAGGAAATTATTGGGTCTAGTGGCAGACGTAGTTATGAGCTTAACATGCCGATTACAACTCTTACTAAAGAACGTATCGACATTGCCAAAACGAGTCCTTTCAAGGCTATCAAATCGCAAGAACAATTAAGAGATGTTGTAAATGCTGGTGTCGGTAATTTTATCGACAAAAAAGTACCAGCTAATCAAGATGGTATTAGTACATCAGTAGCTATTGATAATATTAAATTTTCAAATGCCAGAGGTATTCATCAAATCAAACCAGAAGATGTCATGATATTGTCAAAAACCAAAGATGGCAAAAGAGCTTATAAATGGAAACCCAATATAAATATTTTTGGTCTACCAATTGGTGGTTCAGGAGCTGGTGCAAGTAATCCAAAAGCAATGTTTGCCATTGTAGATACTGACACACAAACAATAACTGGTGTTGTTAATAATAAACGTAATAACGAATACCTGACACCAGTATTAATTCTTAACGCAGTGGATAAAGGAGCTAGACATATCGAGTTTCCAGAGTTCAGTGTTACAACCGATACTTTATTAAATAGGCTAGGCTTTAGGAGAGTAGATAATGGTCAAGGAAAAGTTAGATATAGCATTGCCGATAATGGCGAACTTGATGGAAACAGAGTACAACAATATTTTGACCAAGGTCTCCGAGGTCTATCCCTCGAAGATGCTAAACAATATGTCGCAAACAGAGATAGAGGACTTGGGGAGAGACATCAGCTCCTTGATAAACTCTTTGGGAGTGGATCTGCCTATCTCGGCAATAAAGGAAATGAAGGTGGCTCAAGAGACCTATTTCGGCAACAATCCCTTGCGAACACTCTTCTCGAAACCTCGATGATGTCACCTGAAGAGGCTGGTCAAATAAATGTAGACCCAGCATTAATTCAGCAAGCTCAACAACGAACTGGATTATTGAATGAGTAATGAAATAAATCCATTAACCAATAGAAAACGCATTGTAAGAATGAAATCCAAAGTGCGACCTCTTGAGGAAGATGGAAAGCCAAAAAACATTATGGCTTGGCGAATGAAAAATGACCCTGAATTTGTCAAAATGATGCATAAAAAGCAACGAGATAAAAGGACAAAAACTGGTCGCAAAATGGGTGTTCCCAATGGGGTTACAGTTACTCAATTTCGTAAAAGTCAAAAAATTGCAAAAAAAGAGGCGAGGATTATCGTGAGTAAAATTACAAAAGCTGATGAAGATAATTATGCAAAAGAGGCATTAGAGACTAGTGTCGAAATTTTGCGTACACCTGAACTTAGTGTGGACCATAAATTAAAATCAGCAAAGATTATATTAGATTTCACAAAGTCTAGACCAGCAACCACTACTGAGCTGACCATACACAAAGCTGAGGCTTTTCTGGAAAGTGTATTAGACTCAGAGGAAGATAATGGACAAAAAATTAATTGAAGTTCGTAAAAGATTACGAGAAGATTTTCCACTTTATTCAAAACATTCATTAAAAATCAGAACTAAAGATGGAACCATTGAGCCACTTATTCTAAATCCAGCACAGAAAATTTTACAAAAAGCTGTCGATAAACAATTAAAATCTGAAGGTAAAATTAGAATAATAATTTTAAAAGCTAGACAGCAAGGATTGT